CGACGGCGGCGCGGGACGTTGCTAATGCGGGTATTGCTGCAACTCAGGCTGGGGCAGAGAATTCCATGTGGGGTAATTCTGCTATGGCGGATTCTCAGTCTCGTTACAATAACATGCGGGCTACTGTGCAAGCCACCCAGGGCGCTATGACGGCACTTGGCGGTGTTATGGGGCTGAATGGTTCGGCGGCCGGTGCTGGTATTGGGCAGGCGGCTACGGCTAGTGTTTCTGCGATGATTAATAATTCTCAGGCACAGTCGACGGCGAATATTCAGAATCAGTTAGCTAGTGGTGCTTCACAGATTTCTCAGCAGCAGCAGAGGACCGTGCGTGACACTAACTATGAACTGGCACAGTTTGCGGCCAATGGGGACTATGAGGCAGCCATCGCATCGATTAATGGTCAGCGTCAGGACATGCAGGTTATTCCTCCGTCCGTAGTTGGTCAGACGTCGGGCTACGTGTCTGCAATGGTCTCCAACGGTCTCGTGATTGATGCTAGAATTAGAAGTGTCTCGCCGGCCGCTATGCGCAGTATTGGCGATTTCTGGCTTAGGTATGGGTATTTGATGAATACTTGGATTAAGTTCCCGAAGACACTTAGCCTTATGACCGAGTTTACATATTGGAAGATGGCCGAGTGCTATTTGGTTGACACAACTATCCCTGAGGGATTCAAGGCTAGTGTGCGTGGAATCTTTGAAAAGGGTGTGACTGTGTGGCGTTCTCCTCAGCGCATCGGTAACACAAATGTTCGCAACAATCGGATTGATAAGACGGTTAGGGTGACCCTTAGTGAGTAAAAAGGATTATGTGCTTAACGGCATCTACAAGAAAATCATGGCATCTCCCCCGTCCTCATCTGAGGCGCGACAGATGCAACTTGAACACATGTATCGGCGTCAGTTAATGGGCAAGTGTCTTTCTCGGTTTACTTGGGAGGGACTGCCTAACGGGATTGACCCACGTTTTATTGAAGCAACTATCTTCAATAATGGGTACTCCGTGTTTTATTTCGATAGTTTCTTTGAATTGTTCATGGCAATGCCCGCAACAATTTCGGGACCGCTGGACATTCAGGACAATCCAACTGGATACCGCGTAACCCGAAACGGTGTTTATTCTCGCGAGGTGAGTGCTTCAGATTCGGTGTGTATCTGGGGCAATCAGGTCCGAGAGCCGGAAATCGACGTTGTGCTTTCGTATGCTGCACGGCTTGCTCAGATTGACAGAACAATCGAAATTGATCTGCTGAATGAGCGCAACCCGATGATTGTTGCATGTTCGCAGGACCAGCGTCTCACTATCCAGAATCTTATTTCCAAGATTTACGATGGCGAACCTGTCGTGTGGGGTACTGAGAACATGAGCATGGATAATCTCGCCAACACGATTGGTGTGTTCCCGCTTAATCAGAATGCTGGTGCTGGTGCAGTTTCCTCGATCAAGCACATGGAGTCTAAGTCCAAGATTTGGGGCGAAGCACTCACAATGCTCGGGATTATGAACGTGAATTCTGAGAAGCGTGAGCGCATGGTGGTTGAGGAAGCCGCCGCTAATTCTGGGCAGGTGCTTGCGTCTCGTGAGTCTTTTATGAAGCCGCGCGAGTTGGCTTGTGAACAGATTAATGAGAAATTTGGTCTTAACGTGTCATGCTATTGGGCTGTAGACGATAATGCGGCACCGAACCTTAATGATTATCTTGCTAGTTCTAATTTGACAACCTATGGGGGTGACGATGTCAGTAACAACGATAATGCTTCGTGACGTTGTTAAGTTAACCAATGACCATATTGGACTTGATGACTATCCGATTTTCGATGAAGCGTATCGAAAGACTCTGAATGATCGAATTAAGAAGACATATTGGCTTCAAGAGATCGCGCACGAGACAATTGATATCTTTATCTGGCGGCTAAGCCTTAAGATGGAATTGATTATGCCTCGGTATAATCGAATGTATCTTGCTGAACTGCAAAACACGGACCCGCTTGAAGGCAACCGTCACTACAGCAAGACCGGGCAGGACGGTACGTCCCAGAACTCGGGGATCAACCACCAGACTGGTAGCGGCAGTGGCACCAACAAGTCCAAAGGGCGCACCGTGGGGTCAGATACACCCCAAACACGTCTCGCGGGCGATGGGGACTATGCTACGAGTATCAGCGACGCAAGCACCTCAGGCGACACTACGTCACGCAACGAGTCTGACAGCACGTCGTCTTCGACCAGTAACTACAACAATAATCAGCGATCGGAGTCGTGGGGGTATTCGGGCTCCAAGGCTCGCGCTATTGCCGATTATCGCGGGACACTGCTTAATGTGGATGACCTAGTTATTGCAGAACTGAGTGAACTTTTTATGGGGCTGTGGGACACGGATATGCCCCACACCCCTGGCGGACTAATTAATGGGTACTCTTTCGGACTAAGATTTGGAGGATATTATGGCTACTGGTGACGACATTATCGGTTCTATCGATCAAGCCCTTTGGCGCGTTCAGTCACGATCGGTGAACAACATTACCCCGTTTACTTATCGTGATGGGCTGACATATATTGACGTGCTTGAGCGAATTCGTTCTAGTGTCATTGACGTTATTACGTTCACGAATTCCTTTGGTGAGGAACAGGATAAGATTGTCGCTAAACTGAATGAGACGGTCACCAATTTCATTACTGAGGTTGAGAAGACGCATTCAGGTTGGAACAAGGAACTTGACGCCAAGAAGACCGCGCTCGAGTCGCTAATCGAGGACTTTAAGCGTCGTCTTATTGATGCAGAGTTCCGTGAGGTTGATGGCGACTACATTGAGGCTCCGCTTAAGTCGCCTGCCGGTAAGCGGGTTACGTTGACGACTAAGGCGTGGGGAGACGCGCTAAAGGCCCAGAATTCCCAATTCCAAACAGACATTCAGGGAAAGTTGGATCAACAGCGCAGAGATTTTGACAACCGTTTCCCGGACTATTACACGAAGACTGAGGCTAACGATATCTTTCTTGAAGACCCTAAACTCACTGAGGGCGTTGTCATTGGTTCGTCTAATGCAACTATTGAAGCAAGCCGCTGGACTGAGACTCTGTGTCGTGAGTTGGGCCTTAACCCTAATGTGTACGCAATTGGTGGCGGTGGGTTTACTTCGACGTCCGACAATAATTTCCTGACACAGTTGGATAATGCTAAGCAAGGAATGTCTGAGGATAAGCGCCGTAGAACTAAGTACCTGTTTGTGATCGACTTGCTTAATGATATTCGGGCACAGAATTCTGTGAGCGATAAGGCGTCATCATTTTTCAAGCTTGCGCGCCAGTACTTCCCTAACGCGGACATTCGAGTGCTTCCGGTTATCTTTAACGAATCCTCGCTGAATGAGTATGTGCAAATGGCGCGCTCGTGTGTTTCCCGGACATTCGAGGTCGTCAATGCGGGCAAGCCCTACGGCGCCGTCGTCTGCGAGGGTTCCCGTGGATGGGTGCACTGGGGAGACGGGCAAGCCAAGTCCTGGGACCAGGGACCCGATAATGTGCACATGACTGCCTCAGGGTACACGCACGTCAAGGAACTCTTTCAGGTGTGGCTCAAGGGTGGGTCGTCGTGGTTCAACCCTCCGGCGATGGCTCTTCACACGCTGTCTGACGATACTGTGGCAAAGGACTACAACTACCTCACGTGCGAGCGCGACAGGGACTGGGTTTACATTCAGGGAACATTCAAGGTTGGCACAAATAATGTGGGATACGATGGTCGACTAATGAGTATTCCTGGGTGGGCGCGCCCATACGATGGCGTCATGTCACCCATTATTGGAAACGACAGGACGTATAAATACCTATATGTTGCCAAGACAGGAGGAATTTACGCAGGAGATAATCTCTCAGCAAATCAGACCTATCAGGTAAACATGACCTACAAAATCTGGTGAGTAGACAGGAGTAGCCTGCCCCGATAGAATTGGGGCAGGCTATTTCTGTTGGAGGAACTATGGCATGGGACGCAACAGCCAAAAAAGTTGCGATTAAGGCTATTGGTCAGGTTGAGTCGTCTATGGACTATTCGGCAATCAACTACAATGACCCAATTACCGTCGGAATTGCGCAATGGTACGGCACTCGCGCCGCCGCAATTCTGAATCGAATGCGTGGCGCTCACGCGGCCGAGTATGGGCGAGTGGATGCGGGGTTTAGATCTCGGCTCGAGTCTGTGCCTGAGTCCGATTCCTCGTGGAACACCTACTATCTCTCGCGCGCCGTGGGGGATAGTCTTAAGCCACTGCTTAATGCTGGCAAGGATATTCAGGGCGACCAGATTGTCAAGGACCTTGAGAACTACTTCAGTGTTGCTAAGCAGTACGGGATCAATCCCGAGACCGATACGGACGCGTTCATTCTCTGGTGTGTCGCATACCATCAGGGTCCTCGCTATGCCCTTCAAGCCGCTAGCAACTACTCTGGTGGTGGTCTTGAGGAAATGTATTCCGACATTATGTCTAACGGAGTACTCGGCCGCTATTCTAACCGTTACACCCAGGCTAAGAATATTATTGCCGGAAAAGACACTAGCGGAGTTGGCGAGGGGGGTATTTCAGGAAATACACCCGGTAATGGTGGGAGTGTTGGCGACAACACTCAGACGGTCAACGTGTCTGGCGGGAAACTGATTATTAGTGCCGACGACAGTGGCATTCTTACGCTTCGTTCAAAGTTCGGCAACTATCAAATGTATTCCCGAGGCCATAATCTGTGGGAAGTAAACCTCAAAGACATTCAGCAAACAATTGTTGGTCAGAATCCTGCCGCCAACGCTGGTGGAGGCGGTGGAGGCGGCGGAACTCCCGCGCCCGGCGGCTCCGGAAAGGGCGCGGCGGCACTCGCATGGGTAATGGCCCGATTGGGTAAATTTGCCTACTGTCAATGTCCTGGCCGCCAAGACCCCGACAATTCAGGCATTACGGACTGTAGCGGCCTCATGTACGCCGCCTACAAGAACACGTCTGGCGTATTCGTAGGCACTTGGACGGGCGATCAATACTTCCGCGGGGCCGAGCCATTCCCGCGCCGTGGTGGAGCCATGACGGCCGCGGAGCGGGCCCAGTTGCGACCCGGGGACATGATTGTCATGGCCTGGAAGTCGACGGGTAGTTACTATCCGGAAACTGACCACGTTGAAATGGTGGTAGACTCGAACACCCTTGTTGGACACGGCGGCAATCCCCATTATGGTCCAGTAACTAAGTCTATTGATGTTCTCGCTGGCACTCGCTGGTGGACGGTAAGGCGTCACGAATGAAAAAGAAATTTTCCTACTATAGTTTTTCGAATGTACTCTCGTACGCGGGTGTGTTTAACATGGTTATGGGCGCCCGTGGTCTTGGTAAGACATACGGTGCCAAGAAAATTGTTATCAAGAATGCGATCAACAAGGGGCAGCAATTCATTTACCTTCGTCGCTACAAGACAGAACTCAAGGGGCGTAACAGTTTCTTTGCTGACATTCAGCACGAATTTCCCGATGAGGAATTCCGTGTAGAAGGACAGTATGCACAGCGCAAGGTGGGAAAGAAATGGGAGACCATTGGCTATTTCATTCCGCTTTCCACTGCACAAGCAAATAAGTCGATTGCGTACCCAAATGTCTACACCATTATCTTCGATGAATTCATTATTGATAAAGGGTCGCTTAGGTACCTCCCCGATGAAGCGAAAGTCTTCATGGACTTCTATTCTACGGTAGACCGCTATCAAGACCGGGTGCGGTGTCTCATGCTTTCCAACGCGGTAAGCATTATGAACCCCTACTTCATTAGGTTTCACATTGAACCGAAGGAAGGAATTAGTCGTCACGCTGATGGATTCATTGTCACCGATTTCGTCAACAGCGAACAATTTCAGTCCGAAGTGGCACATACCCGCTTCGGTTCGTTCATCACGAACTATGCCGAGGACTATGCAGACTATTCCATCTCGAATAAATTCGCGGACAACTATGACGACTTTGTCATGAAAAAGACGGGGAAAGCCAAATACGCATTCTCTCTCCGTTGTCCCGAGGGTGAGGTCTCAGTGTGGATCGACGGCGGCACGTGGTTCGCCCAGCGCCGCCAGCCCCGCGGCGATAGGGTAAGATGGGCCTATAAGGTCTCGGACCTACGGGAGGGGGAGCGGCTGCTCATGTATGGCGATAAAGTGCTTTCAATTATGAGAAGCACATATAGAAAAGGTCGACTTTTCTCCGACTCGCCCGAGACTAGAAATATGTTCGCTGAAATCTTTGTCCGATGATACACATTAACCCTACAACAATTGACGTTGCCCTAATTCTCGGCGTCATTTCACTAATCACAATCGCCGGGCGTTTCGTCTATCGTGCCACCGTCTTTATGGATCACTTATCCGCTATGTTAAATGCGTGGGACGGGAAAGATGGAATGCCCAGCGTACTGGACCGGCTTGAGGATATAGAGGAAAAACTAAAAGACGTTCAATATCACGTCAAGCCGAATCACGGCGGCTCAAGCGTAGACGCGCAAAACCGTCAACTCAAAGAAATCATTTCCTATCTCAAGGAGAAAAACAATGGGTGAGCACGAGTCCCCCAAGCCCCCCTTCATTCCCGACGCATACCGCATGTGGATTTACACCGTGTGCGTTGGTGTTCTTGTCTGCCTCGGAGTCTGGGGCATCATCGACGGCGACAAGATTAGCGCCCTGAACTTCCTCTTCGCCGCATTCTTCGGCGTCGCAGCATCTAACACGCCGCGAGGAAAGGCGTCCTAATGGTCACTCGAGCACAAATCATCTCCGCCGCCCAGGAAGAAATCGGCTACTCCCGATGGGGCGACGACGAAGCGGGCACCAGGTATGGGCGCTGGTACGCACAGGTAACCGGCTCCCCCAGTTTCGGGGCCTCAGGCGTTCCCTACTGCGATATGTTTGTGTCCTACATTCTCGCCAAGGCTGGTATTAATTGGGTTAGCGCCTACGTCCCCGGCCGCGAGAATCAGGCCCGCGAACGCGGCGTCCTCATTAACAAATGGGACGTTCGCCCCGGCGACCTAGTCACCTTCGACTGGCAGGGAGATGGAGAGTCCGACCACATTGGAATTGCTACCAGTGCACCCTATGGGACGAAGATCGACACCATTGAAGGTAATACTTCGTGGGGTTATTCCGGATCGCAGGGTAATGGTGGCGTAGTCACCAATAAGCAGCGCGACATGGACGACGTTGTATGGGGCATTCGCGTAGTCGACGACAACTCCGCTGTTTCCAGCGGCGGCGACATTCGAGACATTCAACGAATTCTCGGTGCTGTACAGGACAACATTCTCGGGACTGACACCGAGAAGCGAATGTGCGCAGTAATCAAGGCCAGCAACTGGGGCGGACGAGAGTTCCCCTGGGGCATCGCCTACACCCAGAGCGTCATCGGCACGGAGCCCGACGGTATCTGGGGCGACGCCAGCGAAGCCGCCCACGATCGCGTCATCGAATCCCTGCAGGCCGCCTTCGGCGTCACCATCGACGGCATATGGGGACCAGAAACCTGGGCCGCGTGGGAGCGGCTAGCCCGCACCGCAGAACGCCCATAATAAACAGTTAACCCCCGGAAGGAACCAACCACTTCCGGGGGTTAACTATGTCCTCACATATCAAGTGCTGTCAAATCAACTCCAAGCGACTCAAGGCAATCATAATAGAATTTGCGGCATTTCTCTCCGCCGTTATGTCCGAAACGCTTAATCGTGTTTTGTCCTGTCAATTTGTCTGAAAAG